ATGCTACCGTATTTAAGAGTGAGAAAATCATAGCCAGAGAGTACAAAGAACTAGTAGGAAGCTATGGTATTAGGCATAATATGGTTAAATTCCTGAGCGATTAACGCACCTGCAACCGAACTAGCGAGAAATGCCGACATTAAAGACATGCCCTAAGTGTGGGATCACTCACAAAAAAAGAGGACCATTCTGCGGGTACTCCTGTGCCAACGGAAGGGAACAAACGCCAGAGATTCGACAGGCTAAAAGCGAGAAACTAAAAGCATATCATCAATCGCCTGAAGGTATTGCGACGGCTTCAATGAGCCGCGATTTTATTCACCACATTAACAGAGAGCGAGCCAATAAAAGGTCAGGCGAATACACCCTGCAAGATGAAGACTGGATGCTAGACATTCCTCATACTGAGGACCACGAAGGGGATACATATAGCGATGGCAAAGATATATGGAGATCCTAATGAAAACACTAAAGCACACCTGCGACAACTGCGAGGCCCAATTCAAAATAGTATACGATGGAGACTTAGCACCTGATGATCCGACCTTTTGCCCATTCTGTAGCGAATACATAATGGAAGAGAGTGAGGATTCCGATGACTTGGACCTATAATAATGAGAGTGTGAGTGATGAAGTGATTGGTGATGCATACGGCTTTGTTTATATCATAGAGAATTTGATAGATGGGCGCCGATACATTGGGCGCAAATACTTGACTAAGGCCGCATACAAAACGGTGAAGGGCAAGCGAAAGAAGATCCGCAAAGCAAGCGATTGGGAAACCTATTGGGGTTCTAATAAGATGCTGATAGAGGATGTGAAGACTCTCGGCGAAGTGAACTTTACTCGGACCATTGTGATGTTTGGTCGTAATCGCTCCGAGTGTTCATATTGGGAAACTCACTATATCTTTGCATTGGGGGCTCTGCTGAGTGATGCATTCTATAACGAGTGGGTCACCTGCAAGATATCAAAACGCAATATAAAATAAAACACGGTTTTTAGCCCTTTAAAATCAACGAGTTACGAGCGTCTTTTCCGTGTTCCTGGCGTTTCCTCACGGTCTAAGGGGTAGCTATGTGTTCTTGGCTTAACCTTCAATTATAGCACATTTTTTTGGACTTGTCAACCCCAGGTTCACCAAAAACAACACTTGACAGGTTTGTAATACTAAGGTATAATGTGGTGTGGGTCCTGCATAAATGTTGTATTCCAGCAACTGTACCGGATAGTCCTTGACATCCTTACCCATGGTGCTATACTGTATCCATGTTGAAAGAGAAATCAAATATGAATTCTGATGTTAAACCTTTTGTTTTCGGGTTTGTTTATGCCATGGCTCTTGCTGTGCTTGTGCTTGACCTGATGGTCTGGAGATCCTTATGAGCCGAATGTCCGACTTAGCTATTGATATCCAATGTGACTTGGAAGAAGGAATACTTTCGTTTGCAGAAATTGCAGCCAAGTACGAGGTACCCGTTACATGGGTTGTTGAAGTCCTGGAGATTTGTAATGAATAAGATTTACTTTGCACAAAAACACGAATTGGCTCCTGGGAAATTCGTGATGCGTTTCACCTGTTCTTCCCTGTGGCACGTTCGCACAGAACTATCGCCTTGGGCTAGGACAAATATTGAAAACGATACGATTACTTCCATACGGGAACGTATTACTTCATCGTTACAAAAAGTAGGTTTTGAAGTGCAAAGTATAAACTTTAGTTCTATGTCTATCACAGCCATTAAAAAGTAATACCTTTTCTGTACTTGACATTTACCGAGGAATCGGTATAATAGATTACATGAAAAGCAGAAAATTAAGATCCGACAGAAATCATGTCCTGTACCGTGTCACCTGTGTAGATACCGGTGATTCATACATTGGTGTTACAGTAGCCAAAGGGCATGCATTTGTGAGATCCGTCAAGGTCCGCTGGCAAAAGCATGTCAGCCGTGCTAAGTGTGAAAACAAGGCTTGGGCATTTTGTGAGGCTCTCCGTACTCTGGCCGATTGTGAATGGCGCTACGAGGTCTTGGACGTAGTCCGCGGGCGTAAACCAGCGCACCAAAGTGAGCGAGCACTAATTGACTTGTTTGAACCCACTTTGAATACTTTTTAACTACAGCAAAAAAGTCAAGTATTCCAGAAAGTCCTTGACATTATTGCCCATTGTGATATACTCTATCCATAGATTGAAAAACAGAGAAAAGAAATGCCCGAAGTAGTTGAAACCGAAGAAGTTGTAGAAGTAGTCCAAAAAGATGAAATGTCGGATTACCAATACATGATGGCTTGTCTTTATGACAACGATTGAAAAAGGAAATAGAAAATGACAGACCTCCAAATTACCCTTGCTAATTCGCAAGCCCATTACAAATGTAATGTGGAAATTAACAAGGCCCTGCGAGTGAAGATCCAAGACTTGAAATTTCAGGTCTCTAAAGAAAAGGCTTTCGCTAAGGTACTCCGTCAGAGTGCTAAGGCTCAAAAATTAGCAGCCCGTGAAGCGAAAAAAGCGGCTCGGATTGAAGCGATGGAAAAGAAATTGATGGCGCTTAGAATGCGTTAAAGGAGTTTATTGTGGAAGATTTTGTAAGAGTTGAAGATATGATAGAGGCGCTGAGAGCATTGCCTGCTGGCGCTAGACTGGTGGTGACGCATTCGGGTTATTACTGTTACAATGAGTTGGCAGGTGTGTGTATGCCGGAAGCATATACGATGGATTCGGACGAAGGCGGTCTTTCCGAAGGGGAAGTAGTGTATCGGCTGGGCCATTCGCACCAATCTTATTGATTGATTCCCTGATGCTAGGCAGGTTAAGGCCTAGCAGTCCTATCCCAAGGATCACCAACACTAGAATGTTGGGCCGATGAGCATCGCAAGCCTTACCACGGGTGCCGATGGACGAGAATTTGGGAAGCAGTAGTTAGCAGTGGGAGACTTTGGTCGGCCCAGGTGAGACTGGGTTAATACTTGACTGGAAAAACTGAGAACTTTCGTAGTATATTGACATTCCTACCCGTTGTGATATACTGTACCCATAGATTGATAGAAAAGAGGAAAAAGATGAATTACGGAATGTTCTCACCAGAAGGAAACCTCGCTGTTCATGGTATCGTGTTGTATCATAAAGCGATTGAAAGTCCTTGGCTTGTTGTCTACAAAAACCTGTGTGATTTGGCTGATGCAAATCCTAACATGTTTGGTGAAGCTACCGACACCGAAGTGCGTGAAATGGTTTATATTGCTGTTGGTGCGGCTAATGAGGACTTCTATGTGTGAAGCCTTTAGAGGTTATAAAGATATTCCTAGTCAGGTCGTGGCTAGGGACTTGAAATCCAAGGGTATCTCGCAGTACAGTTGGTATGCCGCTAATGGATGCATTGGCGTCACCTACGGAAATGTTAGTTGTTACTACTATGTCCGTGACGGCAAAATTGTTGACATAATTTTTGATTGAGGTTCTATGACCAAACTTTACATTTTCACACAAAATTACGAGAATTATGGCGATGAGGAAAACCCTCACTGGAAAGCAAAGGGTGGTTCGGATTACTTTGTGCCGGACTTCAATGGAGACGAGGCTACCACTGTGATGCTGGTCCGTGACCAGATTGAATCGGATAATGCGTTTTACAAAAGCTCCATTCTTGGCTGGGAAGTAGTACCTAATGACTACATGACAGAATTTGAAAAAGACCAACTGGACTACGAAGGAAGTATTCGTTTTCCTACCCGTGTCATTTCCATAAATCCCTAATAATTATATCCCCATGTACTACATTACACTTAATACATTAGTGTTACATGGGGTTTTCGCCTATATCTGAATGGGTTCTAATGTATATCAGAGAAGCGCCGTTTTTTGATACATTTGTATTAGTCGTAAAAAAACAACTTGTGGTATTTTTTGCTTGACATTCCTGCCCATAGTGCTATACTATACCCATAGATTGATAGAAAAGCGAAGGAAAAAAAATGTTGTTAACTCTCTTAGGTGTTTTTGTTGCTCTGGTTCTTGTCGGAGTTGTTGTTAGTTCTTCCGTAACTTCTTTGGGATAATATAAAATGCGTACCAAGACAATCATTGAAGGTTTTAAAAATTCTCAGAAATTCCGTGTTATCTTCAAGGGTGACGGTTCTGAGAATGATGTTGGTTTTTATATGACAATCAAGCAAATGACCGAACAATTTGCTACGGCTAATGCCCGAGTTATTTGTTGGGAAGCGTTGATTCAATTATCATACGAGCGGCGTATGGCTGAGGCTACTAGCAAGCCTGTTCCTACGGGTCTTGGTACTACCATTCGTGGTAAGCAAGTTCAAGTTGATTTGGTGTGAATTATGTTTAATATTGAATACATTGAAGTGGATCAACCCGTCACACATGCACGGGAAATCGTTTCGGATTTGCTTGATTCAAGATTTTTGGACTCTGGCGCTTTTGCCAAAGTGTATCGCTGTGGGAATGAAATCCTGAAGATTTTTGAAGATGACAAAGGCTACCTAGCGTATCTGGAAGGCTTGTCTAAACTGCAGGAAGTGAATTCCTATGCTCCCGTCATTAACTATGTCAAGGTGTTTACCTCAGGTAAGAAAAAAGTCGGCTTAG